CTGCGGTGCTGCCGTCTCCGAGGGTGGCAAGCTGGGCCTGCGTGCTTCGGAGCTGTTCGGCGAGCGGATCAATAGCGGCGGTGAGGTCGTCGCGGGTGAGTGCTGCGGGGCTGGTCGTGAGTGTCATTTCGGGTGTTCCTTCTGTTGGGTGTTGATGACGAACCTCGGTGAGGGTCGCTGATTCATAGGCGGGGAAACTGACAAGCGAGACTTCGCGGATACGAACGTGTGTCCAGATGATGCGCTCGGTGCCGTCTTCGGTGATCTCACCCCGGTACTCGATGCCTTCGAAGCCGATTGAAAACGAGTCGATTACCCCGTCTCGCACGAGCGTGGCGGCTTCGTTGCCTCTGTCGGTGTGCGAGATTTTCGCGTCGATCTGGAGGCCTGCGTCTACCGATTCACCGGCGGTAATCTTGCCGATTGCTTCGCGGTGCTGCCAGTAGAGCTTGGCCGTTTCCAGCCCGTCAAACTGGCACTCGCGGTCGAATGATTCGGTGAACCAGTACGCCGTGTATTCCTCTTCGAACGGTACGGCGATGCCGCGTAGTTCGTACCCGATTTGATCGTCAGGTGTGCTCGCGTCGCGATCATCACGAACGATCAGGCGGGCGGCGATGGTGCGGTTTTCAGTCATTGTTCAGAGCCTCTACTGGTGTTGGTGATTCGGCGGCCGTGAGCGGTTCCAGGCCTTCGATAGCCCGAACTTCTGGGATGGTCAGAAACCCGGCCTCAATTGCGATTGCGTGGCCTTCGTAGCGGGTTTTGGTGTCGGAGCGTTGGAGCGCGTCAACGTTGAATCTCACGGTGTTGCCGTAGGGGAGCAGAGAAGACAGTGCCTCTTCGATCTCGCGAAGGTAGGACATGAGCGTGAACCTGGTAAACGCGATCCAGTCTTGTTCGACGTTGGAATAGCTCTGCGAGTTGCCTTCTACGACTGCGAGCATGAGTGATGCGGGGGTGCCGAACAGTCGCGCGATTTGGGTCGTGTTGAACTGCTGTGTTTCCAGAAATTGCAGGTCTGCTGGTTTGATCTGCATCGGGTCGTAGCTGAGGCCCATGCCGAGCACGCGAACGCCGACGCCTTCCGGCTCATACTTTTCTGTTACTGGGTTCCAGCCACGCCACATGTCTTTGTAGGCCTTGGCTTGCGCGGGTGAAAGCTCTTGGTCAGTGACGAGCAGACCGCTCGGCACGTCGCCGCGCTCGAACCACGATGAGGCGTAATCTGATGCCTGAATCGCGCCGGTGAGTTCGTGCCGTGCTGCTTCGATGGGGCCAAGGCCTTTCGTGCGGCCTGGAATGCGGAGCTTTTCAAGGTGCATAATGTCGCCGCTGGTGCGATCCGCTGCGCGGTACTGTGTGCCGCGCCAGTGAAAGACCTTCTCACCACGTTCGTTCAGAGCGGGGTGCACCTCGGTAGGGTTCAGGGTTTGCAGGCTGACCGGTGTGCCGTCCGGGGCGCGGAGCACGCGCCAGTAGGCGTTGCCGTCGAGCGCGAGCGACACGGTAGTGGTTTCCAGAAACGCGGGCCGGTGGCAACTCACGTCGGGGCGCTGCACGAGCGCCGACGGTACGATGCGGTTCGGGCCGCGCCACTGATCCAGGCCAAGCTGCGAGACGCCAACCGCGAGCACTTCGACGGCACGGTACACGGTTGAGATCATCATCGCGGTTTCGGCGTTCATCGTGACTGCACGGCGCGGGGGCATGATCTTCGCCGGTGCGGCGTCGTCTGAACGTGTCGCAAAGCCGAGCCAGGCTGCTACGTCTCTCATCATTCCCATGTCGAAGACATTGGCCGAGCGGCGCAGAGCTTGTCACGCGCCAGCGCTCATGAACGCTTACCGACGCTCATGAACGCTTAGCTAGACAAAGAGTTGCGGGCCGCGTTCTTCGGGCATGTGGTCAATGCCCCACGACGACCAGGTAGCGGCCTCAAGCGCCGCGATAGACCCGACAGATGCGCGTCGGCCCCATATCCATGCGCCGTCTTGTACCCAACGGCGGGCGGCAAGATCAGACGCGGTTTCAAGTGCCGGGTGCGGCCTGAAACGCCACTCGCCAGTCTCTAGACCGGTGAGCACGGAGGCGCACGCGACAGCGCAGGCGGTCTGGTCTAGGCCTTCGATCAGCGGGATACCGGCACGGCGCGCCTGGTCGTGCAGGTACGCTGAGGGGCCGCGCGCGTCGATAGCGACGGGTACGGGCTTTCCAGCGTTGGCCTGTAGCTCTTTCAGGCGGAGCAGCGCCCACGACGAGCCAGACTGGTGCCCACCTTCGACAACCTCGGTGATCTTGCCCTTCTCGGGGTGGTATCCGGTCATGGTGATAGCGGCGTCAACATCATCAACGCCCACGGCGGCGGCCACGCACACCGGCACGTCTGCGGGGATCGCTTCGAGCGTTCGGCCAGCATTCCAGGCTTGCATCGGGATAACGCGATCTGTCGCACCGGTGCGCCGGTTCCCGTAAGCGCGCCCAAACCCGGCTTCATCGCCCTGGTACGCGGCGAACCGCTTGCGAAGCGATGCCATGTTGAACAAGTGACCATAGCCAGGGTGTCTGCGCGCTACAAGCTCAAGGTCTGTCGGGTCTTCGTCGTCACGTATCCCGAAGTCAACAAAGAACGTGTTCGGGTCTGGTGAGGCTCTGAGTTCATCAAGGATCGGGTTGTACCACTCCGATTCGGCGGTGCCCTCGGTGCTCATGATAATCATCTGCGGTTCGTGGCCGGTCGTGCCGAGCCGGGTGCTCATGGGGGCGTCGGCCGCCTGCACAATGGCTTGCCCTTGCAACTTCGTGTATGTCCACACTTCGTCAAGCGTCACGCGGTCTGCTTGCTTCGAGTGCAGCGATTCGGCGTTCGGCACGAATGGCCGGTACTCGGAATCTCTGAACGTTTGGATCAGTTCGGCACCGTTGCCTCTGAGTAGTCGTTTTACGGCGGGCATGTAGTAGCTCTTTTCGAGCTGATCCATGAAACCGCGAAACACTTCGCGCGCCTTCGTGCCGTCCTGCGCGGTGTACCAGCTACGCCGGTTCGGGCCGAGCAGCGCGTTACACATGCTCATCTGGCCGTCGATAGTGGTTTTCCCAACCTGGCGCGGGGTAGAGATAACGATGCGCGAGTACCTGAATGTGCCGGTGCCTGGGTCTATCTCGGTCGCGCCTCTGATCGCTTCACGCTGCCACGGAATGAGCGGCCTACCCATCGCGGCCGCGAGTTGCCCGACGCGCGCGAGCTGGCTCTTAGCTCCTGGCGTGCGAGGCGTCATGAAGCGGGGTTCTGGCATCTCAAGCAAAGGGGTCACCCTCTAGCGCTTCGATCAGCTTCGCAAGCTGCGTGCCCTCGGCCTCCTGCACCGTGAGATGCGTTTCGATTAGCTCGGTAAGCTGCACACCGGCCTGCACGGCAGCCACCGCGCTCTTGGGCTGATCCATGATCGCGGCGTACTTCAAAGCCTGCGAGCAGTAGACCCTAATGCGGGCCGTCATGCGGCCGTCTGCTTCGATCTCGCGGATTAGCTCGCGAACCGTAACAACTGTGTCCGAATCTCCGAATTTAGTTTCGGTTTGGTCAGCAAACATGGCGAATGTCGTATCCATTTTGCTACCTTTCGTGAGCCAATTTTTTTGTGGTGGTTTGGGGAGAGAGGAAAGAGCCGGGCCACTCCCTGCGAACTTTTCGAGCGGAAAAACGGCTACCAGGCTCGCGAGGGTTTCACGAGTTCGGTGGCTGACTGGTCGCGGGTGACTGTGATGGTGGAGCGGTGCGCTCGAATGCGTTCTACAGAGGCCGGGCCTTCGGGGTAGAGGTCGTACCAGCGGCGCGCTTCGAGCATTGCGTCTCGGCCTTGGTGCGCGGCGAGGCGTTCGGCTGTTGCTTTGCCTGGGTCGTGTACCTCGGTGAAGTAGCGCAGGCGCGCCCACGTCTGTAGCTGCTTCGGGGTAGGTGTGGGGTGAGCTATGCGCACGTGCACGGGGCGGTGCATCTTGAGGGCGTGCTGCACTGCGCTGGCGAACGTGGCGCGGGATACCAGGCGTGCCGCGTCTGACGGGTCGCTGCCTTCGGCGATAGCGGCGAGGATCAGCGGGGGAGCTATCACCGGGTCGCCAGGTGTAGCGGCTGCACGCGCGCGAGTGGTGCATACGTCGATCAGCGGGCCGATATGGAAGGTGACGAGTATCCCGCCAGGGGTGCCACCTATCGCGAGGTTACGGCGCTTCGAGTTGCACGAGAGGCACGCTGGGCGCAGGTTCTCGATATCGTCGCTGCCACCCTGTTTGTCGGGTATTACGTGATCCTTGGTGGTGGCACGGTTCGTGCAGCCTGGCAGTTGCAGCCAGCACACAACGCCGTAGACCTCCAGCACGCGCTGCGTGAGGCGTGTGGAGGCTGCACCGGCGCGTGCGTTCGGCTTAGCGCGCATCGGTCGGCACCCTGGCATTCGCTGCTAGGTACTGGTTGATGTGGCGGCGTGAGTACCTTGGGAACCTGCCAACGTAGGTGACGATAGGGCCACGGTTCCGGCCGCGTAGCTGTTCCAGAGCGCGGGGCTTGATACCGAGCACCTCGGCGGCCTCGTCGTTCGTGAGCAAGCGCTCGGGCTGGTTACGCTTCATCGGTTGGCCTTTCTGACGACGATAGCGGTGCCGACGATGCCGATGATGAGCACGAGGCACGAGCCGAAGCCGGTTTCGGTGAATAGGTGAATCATGCGGCGATCATTTCGTAGAGGTCAGTAGCTTTGGAGTGAATGACTGCGGTTTCGTCGATGGTGTATCGGTGTAGCGGATTGGGCTTAATAGCTAGCTCAATTTCCAAAGCCCGTCGAGCGAGATCGTCACCGCTGACTGGCGCGGCGAAGCCGAATCGATCGTTGTCGCGGGTCAGAATCTCGCACGAGTAACCGAGTGCCCAGATAGCGGTGACGGTTGAGAGATC